CCGCAACTCTGATTATTGCAGTACCTACTGGTATTAAGATATTCTCATGGTTAGCTACTTGTTATGGTGGTTCTTTAAACTTAATACCATCCTTATTATTTGCATTAGGTTTTGTATTTATGTTTACAATTGGAGGGTTATCAAACCACTTAGCCTTCCCTTTAAATTCTACTATATGCTGGAAAGTTCTAACAATTAAAATACTATTTTTTATATTTATAGTGACAATTTTTAATTTTGAATCATCAGCAGGTAACCAAAAAATTTTATTAAATAAAATAAATATTTTAATGGTAACCTCAGAGACTACATGTAGAACTCATAAATTATTATGAGATAAAATAGTCCATGTAATAAACCTCTTAATCTTTTTTTATTTTGTATTTAAAGAAATACACAAGTGTACTTTAAATTATAATTCATATATAAGCCGTAGTTATTCTAATTTTAGTAATGAACCTAATAATAATTTTAATGAAAAGGATTTAAAACCTATAAAAGTTTATAACAGTTTAAAAGAAGATAGAATAAATATATTAAAAGAACAAAAAGATAAATCAGGTGTTTATTATTTAATTAACAAAATAAATGGTCATACATATGTAGGAAGTTCTATTCATTTGTCTTCTAGAATGAGAAATTATCTTAACAATACTTTTTTGAAAAGTAAACAAAACATTAATATGCCTATTGTTAAAGCCTTACTTAAGTATGATCAATCCAACTTTTCTCTTTGAATATTAGAATATGCTGAACCTAATAATTTAACTACAATAGAAACTTTTTATATAACACATTTAATGCCTTATTACAATGTATTAAAACAAGGTTATTCTTCATTAGGTTATAAACACACTGAAGAAACTAAAAGTTTACTTTCTCAATTAGCTAATAATAGAGTACATTCAGATAAAACTAAAGGGTTAATAGCAAGAGCTTTGACAGGTGAAAATAACCCGTTTTATAATAAAAATCACTCTATTGAAAGTAAAGTAAGAATGATTGAGGCTAATTCAAGTTATCCTGTTTATATTTATAATTCATATAAAGAGTTATTAGTTATTTTTCCTTCAGTTTTAACTTTAGCTAAATTGATTAAATCAAACCATTCTACAATAGTTGCTTATATAAAAGAACAGACATTATTTAGAGGAGAATGATACTTTAGTAATATTCCTTATAATATTGATGACTCTTCTAAAATACTAAACTGAGATTCTAAAGAATCTGAAGAGTTAGTATTAGACATCAATAATAATAGTCATATTAAAAAAGCAATATTTGTTTATGATTTAAATAATAAATTTATAGGTAAATATGAAGGAGTAACACATGCTAAAAAAGTTTTTAATATAAATCATATTACAATAAAAAGATGTGCTGAAGTAAACGGAACATATAAAGATTACATATTTTGTTATGAAAGATTAAAAGATTAATGAGTTTATTCGTTTTACATTTATATCTTTGGGTTCTTTTATTATCAAATAAAATGATAAGTGTAAAGTAAGTGGTTCACTTTATTTTTTAGGTTCATTGATTTTATTAAATATAGTTAATAAAAACATTATAAATACATTAGATAAATTAAAACCAAATAAAGCGTTAAAAGTTTATAATAATTTTTATACTGATAGAAAAGAATTATATAAAGAATTTAAGGGTGATAAAAAAGGATATATTTATATAATTATAAATAAATTAAATGGTAAATGCTATGTCGGTAGTACAAGATCTATAAAAGTTAGACTTTATAATTATTTTAACTTAGCATTACTTGAAGCACAAAAAGGTAGACCTATTTCTAGTGCTATCTTAAAATACGGATTAGTTAATTTTGCTTTTGTTATTATAGAAGAAGTAGACCTAGAAATACATAATTTAGAAGATCGAGAAACGTACTGAATAAAAAAAATAAAACCTGAATATAATGCTATAAAAGAAGCGGCTAGAAATTTAAGTGTTCCTCATTTATCAGAAACAAAATTAAAAATTTCAATTAGTAGATCTTCAGGTATTATATATGTTTATGATGAATTAAAAAGATTATTAGTCATAGTACCTTCTTTATCTTCTTTAGCTATATCCTTGGGTAGTTCTTCAATAAGTATATCTTTAAAAAGATCAATGCAAAATGAAACTTTATTCCGTTCTTGTTGATATATATCTAAATATCCTTTTGGTGAAAAAGATGAACCTATAATGGGTATATCTTCACCTGAATATTCTAAATTAATAGAAGAAATGAAATCTAAAAAACATATTAGAAAAGCTATCTTTGTATTTAAAGATGGTGAATTTTATAGAAAATACGATGGTCTATTAGAAGCTGAAAAAGACTTAAACGTATCTCATGATACTATAAACGCTAATATTGAAAATAATACCACATATAAAGGATATAGATTTAGTTTACATCGAATTAAATAATAATAACTTATCATAATATTATAAAGTATTAATATTAAGCAGTGGTATTATTATTATTTATATGTTAAACAAAAACGATTACGTTATTATGTGAGTGGAGTTGTACTTGCTAATGCTTCACTGGATATTGCCTTCCACGATACTTACTACGTAGTTGCTCATTGTTCTTTACTTCCACTTGCGACACTACCTAATGGGCATATTGAGTATTTAAACCCTCAACAAACTGAAGGTACGATTAGAATAAATTTTGCTAAAAAAAGAGGGGTTTATATATGAACCAATAAAATTAATGGTAATCAATATATAGGTAGTGCTAAGGATCTCTCGACTAGGCTGTCAAATTACTTTACTAATTCTTATGTTAAATATCAAACCTCAAGAGGTAGCGCTATTTCTTCAGCTATTCTTAAACACGGTTTATCAGAGTTTAGTTTACAAATATTTGTGTTAGGTGATTCACCTACACGTGATACTATTTCTATTAATTCCGATCATATTTTGTTAGAACAATACAACCCTCCGGGTGGATATGTCCTTAAATATAATATAAGACGAATAGCTCTTGGTCCCGCACCAACATTAAAGCCTAATTATGCTAATAAAATGGGTAATAATAATATACAATTTGGTAAAAAGGGAGCTGAGGGAGCTGCGTGAGACCATTGTCATTCTCCAGAACAAAAAGAATTATGGTCTTTCACTAGAAGTACGCCTATATTTGTATACGATTCTAATACATTAAATTTTAATACTATCGCATATGGATATGTAAGATTAGCTAGTATATTAGGGGTACATGTTAATACAGCTAGACGTGCAGTTAAATCAGGTAGTGTGTATGCAAATAAATATATTATCTCGTTATCTGAGTTAGACAAAGAAAAGCTTGAAAGTTTTAAAAATAAGGTGAAACCTAAGAGTACTATTATTAAACTAGTTCATGTTTATAATAAAGATAAGTCTGTACTTCTTAAAACATTTCCCAGTGTTAATGCTTTTATGTTATTTTCTAAACAAAGTGGTTCTAATACAAAATTACTTTGTACAACAGATACTCTTTGATTAGGCGAATATTTTCTTTCATATGACCTAATAGATAGCGCAAATAATTCACTTGCAGGACAAAACCCTGATAAATTTAACCCTGCGTTAAAGAAAAAAACAAGTATTCCGGTTTATGTATACTCAGCTGATGGTACTATTTTTATTAAACATTACAACAGTCTTAGAGAGTGTGTTAAAGAATTAGGGGGTAATCGTAATGCTAATACTAAATCTTTAGAGTTACGTATTGAGCATAAACAGCTTTATCTTGGACTTAGGGTTTCTTACACTCCATTATTTGAACACAAAGAATAACATACATCTAAATTGTATGGAAAAGCAGCTACTTTCATTTTGTGAGACATGAAAAAAAATTGCACTATATGCTGGAAACCCGTTATAGCTCTTATTACTAATTAATATATAATTAATATTTTTTGTATTAAATATATAACAGTGAAAATATAAGAGATTTGGCAATCAGCAGGTACTCAATTTTTTTTTTGCGCTAAGGCGATTAAAAATATTGGGTTCTTCAGAGACTACATGTGCAACTCTTTCTGCCTTATTCCCCTCTCTCATCATTTTATTCGATGAGTGAGGCCCGGTGAAAGACGAAGATATAGTCCAAATATATCCAAAGATATATTACACAATGTGCTCATTTCCACTACGTTTTAAGTATGGGTGCTGTATTTGCCTTATTTAGTGGATGATATTTCTGAATTCCAAAAATTCTTGGATTAGATTATAATTTATTATATTCTAAAGCTCATTTCTGAGTGTTATTTGCAGGGGTTAATTTTACATTCTTTCCTCTTATAATGTTGGGGATCTATGTAAGTAATTATATAGTACAATAGGAGATTATAACTCCTTAATCTTGGCTATATGCTGGAATATCCTTAGAGCTTTATGCACTTTATTATTATAAGGTAAAAATCATAAAGATTGGACAATCAGCAGGGAAGTTTTTATTAATACTTAAAATTACCCCTCAACGATCACACGCCGAGTGTCCTTAAATTAAGTATTTAGATTAAGGATAATGATATGATCTAAATTATTTTATAAAAGTGACTAATAAGTATTGATTTTTTATCTAATTTAGGTTCACGTACAAAAATTTTACCTAATATATATAGCTTGAGTCCTAAGAATAAAATATGGGGTCCACCCAAAAGAAAGTATTCTACTTCTTCTAGTAACTCATTTAATCTAGATGGTATAGACAATACTGAAACTATAAAATTTGATTCTCTTGAACAAGCATGTAAAGAAATTAAATTTAAATATATAGGTGTTTCAGGAGTTTATAAACTAACTAATAAAAATAATATAGATAGATTTTATATAGGTAGTTCAAATAACTTAGCTAGAAGGATGGAAGAATACTTAAAATTAACGAAAGGTTTAAGAAATCCTCATTCATCTGGAGAATTAGAAATATCGTTAACTCCAGCATCAGAATGAAGCTTAGTATTTATTTATCTTACATCTCCTCAATTATCATTAGTATATGAACAGTATGCAATAATTATGCTTAAACCTACAATTAATAGTAATTATAAAGTTATCCCTAGAGTAAATCCTCAATGAGGAAATAATTTAGATCATGCTATTATTGTAATAGATAAATTATTATCTTTATTTACCGCAGGTTCTGAAGGTTTCGAAAGATTATCTGTATTCTTACAAGTTTTTAAAACAGTTGATAATATAAAATTTGAGCTAGAAGATTTAGGTAATAAATATTATTGTTTTTTAGTATTTATTTATGATATTACTTCACCAGATAAAAATCCAATTGTCTATTCTTCAATTAATAGAGCTTTAAAAGGATTACAAATTAGTCATAGTAATTTATTAGATCATATAAATAATAATTATTTATTCAAATCAAAATTTATCATATCTTTTGAACCAATAGATGCAGATGCTTTAAAAAATTATATAGAAAAACCTGTAGGAGATAGCCAATTAAGAAAGCACATTACAGTTTATAATCTAGATAATGAGATAGTTACAGAATTTAAATCTGGGAGAGAGATGGCCAAATATTTTAATATTGATGGGAGAGTAGCTAGAGCTGCTATAGCCCTAGGTGAATTCCAGGACTTTTTACTAATAGTAAAAGAAATTTCTCATAGAAAAACAATTTACGTATTTGATAGTGATACATTAGAATTAACAGATAAAATAAATGGTGTGTCAAAAGCTATGAAATACGCAAAAGTTAATTTTTATACATTAAAAAACTTAATTGAAAATAGAAATTCTTACAATGGAAAAATATACAGCTATATAGATAAATTATAAATTTTACAATACGTACGCACTAAAAAAAAAACTATGATGCAACATTTCTTAGGTCAAGTAGGCCCTTTATTATAGAAATATAATAATTTGCACAACACTGTATGCTAGAAACTCTATTAGGTAGTTGGCACTATAAATAGACAATTAGCAGGAAATCAATTAGCGATTATGATTATATATTTGCTTTAAGATACGTCTCTAACTAAAGTTGATATTGATTCCATGAGATGTAGAGATCCTCAGAGACTATATGTGTTGCAACTTAAAAGTTGAAGAAATAGTCCAATAAGCATAGTAATATGCGTAATAATATATTGCTATTTGTATATGGATTTAGCTATTTACTTTATTTTAATTTATACAACAATAATATGTATCTAATAAAAAATGGTGATGCAGATTCTAAAGGAAATTCTAAACAACTTGATAGTTCAGAAGTAAATAGTTACCCTGAACCTGAACAAGATCCTGAACAAGATCCTAATTCTGGACCTGAACAAGATCCTAATGAAGACGACTTTATTCAGAAATCAATAAATAATAATAATTTAATAACTATTGAGCATAAACATAAGCTTAGTGAAAAATATCAGTTAAATTTGTCTGATTTAAATTATTCTAGTGCCTCCCCTTTATATAATTTTTTAAGAGATAAAAATACTCTTTTAAAAGAATTTAGAAATAAAAGTGGTATTTACCTTATACATAATAATATAAACGGTAAAAAATATATCGGTAGCGGAATGGATTTAAGTAAAAGACTTGCTACCTATTATTTCCCTTCTCGTTTGTGTGATGGGCGGTATATTTCTAATTCTATATTGAAATATGGACATGGTAGTTTTTCTGTTGTTGTTTTAGATATTTTAAGTAATACTAGTACATCGATAAAAAAAGATATTATTAGTAAAGAACAACAATGCATAAATTTATATAAACCTGTGTATAACTTAAACCCTATAGCAGGGTCAAGTATGGGTTTCAAACATTCAGAAGAGTCTAAAAGACTTATATCCGAGTTCCGTATAGGTAAACCTTTGTCTGATGAAACTAAGAAAAAACTTAGTGCATTGTTTTCAGGTGAATTAAACCCATTTTGATCTAAAGTTCACTCTACTACCACTTTAGAAAAAATGAGTAAATCTAAAGTGGGTATATTAAATCCTATGTTTAACAAGGAAAAATCTAAGGAGTTTCTTGAACATATGTATAAAGATAGAAAGGGTTCTAATAATCCTATGTTTGGTAAAATCAAAAGCAAAGAAACTTTAGAAAAAATGAGCAAAAAAGTATATGTTTATGACAGTAATAAAGAATTTATTATACTTTATGATAGTATAAAGTTTGCTGTAAAAGATTTACATATAGCAGCTGAAACTATTAACAAGTACTTAGATACAGATAAAATATACAAAAATAAATACTTTTATTCAAAATTAAAATAAAATTATTAATAGCAAAATACCATAAATTTGCTACAAGGAATGCCACGTCGGGTAAGTGATTACCCTGATGCTTTTACAGGTTGAAACTTTATTAGTAGTATCGGTTCAGTAATATCTGTAGCTGCTACTGCACTATTCTTACAAATAGTGTACTTACAACTTGTAAAAGGTAAAGCTATATATGGTTATATATGAGCTGTCCCTCAACTATTTAGTGATTATTTCAGAATACTAACGGATAGATGTAGTCCTGGTTTAGAATGAGCTTTACATAACCCACCTAAACCACACGCATTTACTAGCTTGCCTTTACAGAGTACTGCTGTAATAGGGGCTAATGTACACTATCTAATAGTTCTAATAGGTATGGCATTATTAATATATAGTGGTAATTCTTTATATGCTGACTTTATTATGTGTGATGCACCTAGAGCTTGAGGACTTTACTTCCAAGATAGTGCTAGTCCACAAATGGAAGCTCTAGTGGAGTTACATGATGATATTATGTATTATCTAGTAGCCATATTATTTAGTGTGGCTTGAATACAGGGAGCTATCATTAAATATTTTAATATGGCTAAATATCCTATTAGTAACAAATATCTTAATCATGGTAAAAGTGTGCCTATTCGAAAGTGTTCTAAGTTTAAATTTATACCGTTAAATTATAAAGTATCTACCCATATACGTACTTATTGTACTCTACCTAATACGGATAATAATCCGGCTAAAGTTTATGAAGATGCTTATTCTATGAAAAATATAATTATAAAAGAAAATATAGGTAAATCTGGAATCTACATGTTAACTAATAAACTTACAGGTGATATATACGTAGGACAATCGTCTGATATATCCAATAGATTTAAAAATTACTTTAATCTTAGTTATTTAAAAAGTAAGAAAGGGCTTATAATAAGTAGAGCATTAATTAAATACGGATACTCTAATTTTTCTCTTATTATATTAGAATATTGCAATAAATCTGATTTATCAAAAAGAGAACAATATTACTTTGATAAATTAGAACCACAATACAATATATTAAAAATAGCAGGTAGCTCTAAAGGTTTTAATCATTCAGATGAAACTAAAGCTAAAATTAGTAAAGCTTTAAAAGGAATATATATAGGGGAGAAATCTGCTTTATTTGGTAGCTTAAAAACAGAAGAAACCAAACAACTAATGAGTTTAAAAAAAGCCGGTGAAAATAATCCTTTATATGGTAAATTTCACAATGAAGAAACTAAAAATTTAATGATACAAAAAGCTTTAGGTAGAAAACACTCTGATGAAACTAAATTAAAAATTAGCGCAAAAAGAGGAAATCCTGTGAATATATATGAGAAATGTTCATCAGAAGAATTTAAATTAATAGGTAGTTTTATTTCAGCAAGAAGAGCTGGTAAATTTTTAGAAATGAGTGGTAGTACTGTAATAAAATATATGAATTCAGGGGCAATTTATAAACACAGATATAAATTTTCTTCTCAATAGTAGTAAATACTTTTAAACTTAGAAATACTTCGAAAAAAAAATTTTAACTATATGCTGGAAGTTTCTAAAACCTTGGATATTATAATATATATAATTATATATTATCAATGAAAATTCCAAAGGATGTAACAATGAATAATCAGCAGGAAACCTAAGTAATCTTTTATCCTTTTATTTATTAAAAAGAGGCGATTATGATAAGGGATCCTCAGAGACTACACGTGAAACAGCCAGTTTATGTTTCGGTTATGACATAATAAAAATTGGTTGATAATATAGTCCAAGATTTTATATGAAAATATAAAAGATTAACATGAATTGTTAATACTGACACTATTACCGTCGATGGGACGAAATTTAATCGTTATAAAATCATTAACGTTCAAAAGGTATTATAGCAACTCTTATAAGCTTAATAATAAGAACAATATAAATAATAATGATGATAATTCAGAGTCTGAAGGAATTAATATTAGCAATCCTTTAGATAAAAATAAAAACATGACAATTTATATTGATATAGAGTCTAACAAAAAAACTATTTTAGCGGAAAATAAGGGTAAGCCTGGAATCTATATGATTACTAACAAATTAACTAAAGATTTCTATATTGGACAATCAAAAAACCTTTATAATAGATTTCTAAATTATTTTAATCCTGCTTATCTTAAAAGATCCCCTAATTCTAGAATAGGTAGAGCCATTCTTAAGTATGGTTACTCAAAATTTTCTCTGACTATTTTAGAATATTGTGATAAAGCAGATTTAACAACTAGAGAGCAGTACTATTTAGATAATTTAAACCCTATTTATAATATCTTAAAAACCGCAGGAGTATACGCCGTTGATTTTACTCATACTGAAGAGACTAAAAGTCATTTAAGTAAATCCATTTTTTTTCAAAAAAAAATTGGAGTTTATGGCGGAGAAAAATCCTACTGATATGGTAAAAAACTTTCAAGCGAAACGAAAGCTCTTATGAGTTCCAAAAAAGCTAAGGAAAATAATCCTTTATTTGGGAAAAAACATAGTGAAGAAACTAAAGATTTAATGAGAGAAAAAGCTTTAGGAAGAAAACACTCTGAAGATACCAAATTAATAATGAGCTCTAAACGTGGAAGTTTGGTTAATATACTTGAAAGGTGTGATAAAGAAGGTTTTAAATTGATAGGTAGTTTTGTTTCCGCAAGGAAAGCAGGTATCTTTTTAGGAATTAGTGGTAGCACGGTAGTAAAATATATGAAATCTGGAGAAATATTTAAATATAAATATAAATTTTCTCCCCAATAGAACTCTTACTAGTTCTTTCCCCTTAATTGCGAAGCGTCCCTGAATAAAAATTTGTAAAAATAAAATACCAATTGAATATAACCCGGTGGTGTAGAAAAGGTCAAACTGGTGTAAAACAATTAATGTGAATCGAGTCGACACTTATAGAATTAATTTGAACAATAACTCCTGCATTAATCTTGGTGTTAATAGCTTTTCCTTCTTTTAAACTACTTTATTTAATGGATGAAGTTACAGATCCATCATTATCTGTTTTAGCAGAAGGTCATCAATGATATTGAAGTTATGAATACCCAGATTTTTTAAATAGTGATGGAGATTTTGTAGAGTTTGATTCTTATTTAGTACCTGAATCTGATTTAGAAAAAGGAGCTTTAAGAATGCTAGAAGTTGATAATAGAGTTATACTACCTGAAATAACACACACTAGATTTATTCTTACGGCTGCAGATGTAATTCATTCATTTGCTATTCCTGCTTTAGGTATAAAGTGTGATGCATAAAAAAAAAATAAGTGTAGGCTACTTATTAATTGTGCAATAAAGAGCCAAACTCCGGGGAAGCCCTAAAGCTCTAGTAACCAAAGTCTCCTCGGAAACTAGGAGATCGGCCTGATTAATGATTCAGGGTAAGGTAACATCACTAGAGATGATAGTAATTGAAATGGGTGATCGCGGATCTAAATCAGACAGTGTCTGTAAAAGAGCAACGAGTAGACGGTTCTTCAACTTTTATAGTTGTAAGGTGTACTCTAGTCGCCGGGAAACCGGTTTTAGGGAGAAATCAAGTAGATAGGCTTATCTGTCTATAAAGTAACCCTAGATTAAAGTTACTACAACAGCCTTGGCCTTATTACTATTTAGGATAAAGTTGTAATTCGGCCTTTATTCAAGCCATATATTTAAGGATATAAACACGATAAACTCTTATAAAATAGCTGTGGCTATGAGTACTATTCTTTTAGTTATGTCCTTTAAATCTTTAATGTGTTTATATAGAGGCACAAAACTGACACCAAACCTAGTAGATAAACTTAGTATAGGTAGACAGGCACAATCAAGTAGAGGCAATAAACTACGTGAAATGCAACGTGCCTCTTATATATTAAACGCAAAAGTGGAATGGTTTAGACCCCGTTTGCATGGTGTAAACGCATTAAACTCCGTTAGATTTGAGTCGAATGCAGTAACATCTCTTTACAATAGTAAAACATCTCGTACTCTCAGTCTAGTTCAAGAACATATAGCCAAAGGTAACCCTATTAATAGCGAAGTTATAAATAGTGTGTTACTTACCCAAAAAATGGCTATACCTCAAAAAGAGCTAGACAAACTTTTAAACCTTCCAAGTGTAAAATTCGATTTACCTATTACTGATGAAACACATTCTTCATTACTAGCGCTAATAAGAAAACCACATTCTAAACGTAGTAATACAGGTGTCTATATTTTTACCCATAAACTTACAGGTAATAAATATGTAGGTTCAAGTAACGATTTAGCTAGAAGATTAAAACAATATTTTGACAAAGATCTATTGTTTGCTAATAAAAATTATGGATTATTAGTACCTTTGATTAACAAAGAAGGATTCGGTGCATTTAGCTTACAAATTATTGTAGTACCTTCTTCCTATCCTAAATATTCATACTGCTTTTTAGAACAATACTTTTTATTAGACAAAAGTTTTAACTTAAATACTCAAAGAATTGTTAATTTTAGAGTTAACCAAGGATTTAAAGTGTTTTTATACGATCTAGATTGTAAAACTTTATATCATTCAAGTAACTCTTTAAATGCTTTCTGTGCTGATTTAGGTGTACACAGCTCTTCTTATAGAAAATGCATATCAAGCGGTGTTCCTTACTTAAATTTATTTGTTATTTCAAATACTTTAATACCGGATGCAATACCAGCTAATTTAACTGAATCTGAAGTATGTGAGTTATTAGCTAAACGTAGAAAAGAGAATTTAGATCAAAAATCAATAGATTTGGGTAAAGTCGTAGAAGTATTTGATAAAGATACCAATGAAATAAAAACTTACCCTTCTCTTTATAAAGTTGCATATAGATTAGGTACTACTAGAACTACGGTTAGAAGCTATATTACTAGCGGTAAAGCTTACAAAAAGCGTTACTACTTAAAATTTTCTTATATTAGTAAATAATCGATAATTTGTAAGATATTCTGTAATCACGGCATTTTACATTGGAAGATTTATTGGGCGACATTTGTTAGGTAGAAGTTGTAGCGCGATCCAGGTAGATTAAATCAATTTTCTGTTTTAATTAATAGATTAGGTACATTCTATGGTCTTATTGAACAATGGCCAAAACTGTAGTGAACCTATGGTTATAAATCATCAAATTGCGGGAAACCCCTAAAGGAATCTTAACCAAGTAAGTATGGTAACATAACTTATGGCACAGGTAATGACTCGTGGTACGGTAAAATCAAGATTTATTATTCAATGGGCAATCCGCAGCCAAGTGCCAAGTATAAAATATTTGGTATGCAGTTCATCGACTAAACGTTGGTTGGTGTTATTAGTGTTAATAATGCTTAAGATATAGTCAGCCCCCACCTGAAAAGGTGCAGAAAAATGTAAGTATTATTTATATTTTTTGTTAAATAGATATATATTAATTTGTTAATTATATTTAGGGATCTCTACAAGTTTGCTAAACTTATTTTAATGTAAAAATAAAATCTTAAAAAAAAATGAAGCACTTGTCTTTCATACGAAAGACTATTGTAGTATTTGTATGATACAATTAGTAGAAGTGTTTTTAATAATCACTTCATATTGGATAAACGTATTGGATTAGGTTCTATAGGTGTTATCTCTTTAACTAGATATTTTAATTCAAGTAGATCTTTTAGTTCAAGTATACCTTTGGCAAATAAGCCAGAGTCTTTAGCGTTAGAGCATATCAATAGTGAAAAACCTACTACTTGATCCACTATTAATAAAATATTATTAAATCAAAATTTATCAGTTACTGACCCTAAATTAGAAAAATTATTAAAAGTAAAAGGTGTTGAATTGGATCTTCCTATATCTACACCGGAAAATATTAAACTTTTAGCTGAATTAACAGGTAAATCTAAATATAAAGGTTTCTCTGGTGTATATATCTTTATACATAATAATACAGGCCATAAATACGTAGGTTCATCTAATTTATTAAGACGTAGAATGGATTACTATTTTAAAGGAGATTTTCCTTTAGTTGGTAAATTTTTACCTTTACTTCATAAAGAAGGGCTAAAAGCTTTTAAATTAATAATATTTAAATTAGATAGTAATATATTTAGTAATCAAGACGCTTTAATATTAGAACAGTATTATTTATTAAATAAAGAATTTAACTTGAATACATTAAGAGTTGTTAATGCAGGATCTTCAAAAGGTGATCCTGTATATGTTTATGATTTAACATGTAGTACTCTTTATTATCATGCGAAATCTAATATTGAATTAAAAAGAGTATTAAAAATACATACTAAAACGAGTAAAAAGTATGTAGATTCTAAAATACCATATCTTAATAAATTCTTACTATTAAGCTATTATATACCTACTGCTTTAACAAGCAATCTATCGGTAGATAAATTAGTAGATATAATGCAAAAAGAAAGACAAGATATGTATACATTAGGAACTCGTAGAAGTATTTCAGTAGAATTAAAAATTAAAGAAGGAAATACCTTTGTAAATTCAGATTCTATAGGCCAAACTTTAAATTTTGATTCATTAACATCTTGTATTGTATATTTAAGAGAATTAGGTTTAACGATTAAAAGAGCCACTCTTACTAAATATATAAAAAATGAAAAAGTGTTTCATAATTTCTTATGTAAATATTCAGATAATATTTTACCGGATAATTTTGAACAAGTAGGATTAATTATTGATGAATATAAAAAATTAATAGTAGATACAGACTTAGATTCCTTAAAAGTAAATAGAAAAAATAAACCTGTATTAGTAAAAGGAGAAAATTTTGAGAAAGAATTTGAAAGTATTACGGATACAATTAAATACTTTGATACTTTAAATATAAAATTAGATAGAAAAGCTTTATATCTTCATTTAAAAAACGATAAAAGATATAAAGACTATTATTTTTCTCATAAATAACTAGATAATAGTTCAAAATATTTTATTTTACTGGTATAGTAATAAAGATTTATCAATTACATTAAATAAACGTAGAGATACTCCGCAATGTTCAGAAATTTGTGGTATATTACATAGTTCTATGCCTATAGTTGTGGAATCTGTATCTTTAGTTAAGTTCTTATCTTGACTACAAGAACAATAGTCTAATGACGTCGTCATTGGTATTATCAAAAACCCGTAGGGTTTTTGACTTTTATAAAATAACAGTTAGATTACTGTTAACTTGTTATTAAAATTAAAAAATAGTATAACAAATCCCTCTTTTTTTATTAGGGAAGGGGAAAATTGTTTTATAATTATAAACTTTGGCTACGGTCCCAGAATTATTATATTTGTACAGCAATTAGTGGGAGAAGATTATATATTTGATTAAAGCCCACTTATGAAAAAAAAAATTAACATTAGTTATATCGGGGGGGACTATATGCAGACAAGGAGAATTATATTCAGACTCTATAGGAGAGAGAACTGATTGAGATTTAGTTTTCATCTTTTTTCTTTCTATTAGGTTTTTTAACACTCCTTTTACTTGTTCCAGAAAACTCATTTTTTTTCTCGAACAATACAGCAAAACTAAAAGAATATACACTCAATTTTAAAACTACAACAAAACGGTAATTTACCTAGCCGATTACAGGAAAATGGTACATCGAAGAGATTCGATCTGTTGGATACATACTGACAGTAATAGCTGTAAATCTCCCAAGTTTTGTACTACAACAGCCCTTAGAGCAGATGAAATACCCTATCTTTAGAAGGAGAATATAGTTGGAAGGGAGCATGGAATGAAAGACACTAATAGCCTGGGCAGCTAAGTGGATAATAAACTCAATTATCTTCTAATGACTAGTAAAGAAATGTTGACCCGCTTCTCCTCGGAGATTAGAGTGAGTAATTGTAAGGCTTTTCGTACGAACATCAGGTGAGAATAGACATAAATAAATATGTACTTGGGGACAGAAATCAGTGTTGCTACGGTTTAGCCTAAGGGATCCGGAAATATATTTACTAATATAAATTAAAATCACCAGCAGGAATCTTATAAAAAAAAAATGAAAAACAAAAATTTATTACTTTCTCTATTATTTGGGCTTCTATTATTCGTCGTTCTATTGGAATTGCCTTTGGTGGGTCCTAATACTACTGAAGTCTTACTACAGTATGTTAATGCTGATTCATTATCCCCGATGTTTAGCCACTTTTTTACTTTAAAAACTAATGAGAATAATGATCTACCCTTTGGGTGGAGAACTACCTTTTAACCTTTCAAATCAAGAAGATAATAACTCTGTAGAAGATAATAACTCTAATAACTCTAATAACTCTAATAACTTTATAGAAAATAACAACTCTGTAGAAGATAATAACTCTGTAGAAGATAATAACTCTGTAGAAGATAATAACTCTAATAACTCTAATAACTTTATAGAAAATAACAATGAATATGATAATAATAACAATGATGGTTATAATAATTTAAGAGCTTTTAGTGAATTACCCGGGTCTGATATTTATAGTGATGATGATGATGATGATGATAATAGAATAGCTTTTAGTGAATTGCCAGGTTATGATATTTTTAGTGGTGATGATAATAATAACTCTATAGAAGATGATAACTCTATAGAAGAAAATAACAATATTGATAGTTCTGATGCATATACAAATACAACATCATCTAATGATAGATCATCTAATAATGATCCTTTTTATTATGATAGGGTTTTAGCAAATCGTAATTATGATGTAATTTCAGAAGTTCCTAGTTATCATACTTATCCTAATCAACCAGCGCCTTCTTATAAAACTTATGGTTCTACTGCTATTTTATATAATTCTGAGTTAGGTGAAGGGGAAACTTTTATTGGTAATTCAGCATTAGGGTATGTTGAGAATGATAGTATTTCAGATAATGATTCTGTATATACACAAGATATTGAGGAGCGTCATATGCTTACAATTAGAGGTGGTAAAGCTACAAGACGTAATTCTGAATTAAGGGATGATTACGGAAATGATTTAAACGGTGATAGATTTTCTCTCCCCTAGGGGTAAGAAATGATGGAATGTATTAAGAATATATCTACTGATTGTAATAGAAGTATACAAAGAATTGGTACAGATTTAATTCATAATCGTATAACAAGATCGTATGCTAAGAAAGCTATTGAGTTGGTTCATCTAGATTCTGAGGATCTTAATGGTGAAGTGTATGAAACTGAACATACTCTTAAAGAGGTCTTATGACCGGATATGTATGAAGTAGTACAAAATAATCCTTGATCAAAAGGTGGTCGTTATGAAAAGGAACGTAGTAATTTGGATATATCTAGAGAATTACCATTTCATTTAGAAAAATTACCTTTTGAATTAGAAAAAGAAGCATTCTCTTTAGCAATAACTCCTGCATTACCATTCTTAAGACATTTTATTCATTTATTTCTATTTCCAGTTATATCTACTATGTTGTATATGTTTATACCAGTTGAATTAGGAGGTTTATTTCTATTATATATTCCATGATTTTTTATAAAAATCATACTTCTTATACGTAGAACTACTAAACCGTCTATAGTTAATAGATTATTAGATCTTTTATATAATAAACCTTTAGATATTTTAGTTTACATATTAATATTCTTAGGTAGTTTACTTTTAGTTTTATATAGTGGGTGTTAATCTAGTTCTCCTTTAACCAGGTGTACTTACAAATATGGGTACTTAAACTATGGGTAGATATTAGAATATATTTATTATTAGGTTATTTATCTTTAGTTTAGTGACTAAAGTAATTATTGTTTTAGACTTGCTTTAGCATTAAACTATTTTGGTTGTAAACTACCTTCAATTTTATTGGTTTCTCCGGCCGAAGACATGCTATTATGCCTTTGATCTTTAGTGAAAAGATATATAAGTTTAAATTGCTGTACAGATTAACAGGGACAAGCCAGGCATCAAACTTACTTGAGTAAGAGGGCTCGTGACCCAGCTCCGGGTCCAGATAATTGGGGTCACCAAATTCTTTAAAAAAACATAAATGTTTTTGTCCTACAATGTAAAAGTTGTAGGATTTTGTTTGTAAAAGCCAGGGGGTGACTAGTATTGATGCGATTTAATTGTAATTGTGTATAACTTATATAAAAACGAAAATCACTAATATTAATAATTGGAAGTAGTGTATATCATTATATTAATATGTTGTATTTACTTTTGTATTTAGATTATATTGTTTTTCTTTTAATATATTTTCTAGTAGTTTTACAGGTGACGGGTCAAATTATCTATTGTATCTGTTTTCTGATGCATTTTACCTGTACTTTTATTGTGTTTTATGGATTTATTTAATACTGATTTCACTATTAATGTATATATTCTAGATTTTGATGTTACTTTAACTAATTATCATTTAAACTTTGCTCTCTTAATCTGAGGTTTCTTTAATTTAATGCGTAAATCTATTATGCTTATTAATTACAACAGAGGTGCATATAATAGGGGGGATTATAAAAACTTAATTATTGCATGTATTAGCTTATTAGCAGTTCTATGCCTACAGTTGTGGAATCTGTATCTTTAGTTAAATTCTTATCTTGACTACAAGAACAATAGTCTAATGACGTCGTCATTGGTGTTATCAAAAACCCGTAGGGTTTTTGACTTTTATAAAATAACAGTTAGATTACTGTTAACTTGTTATTAAAATTAAAAAATAGTATAACAAATCCCCTTTTTTAATAATTAGGATTAGGGAAAATTGCATAATAATTATATTTTTGTATAAT